AAAAGCTGTAAAGTTTCCAAGTCGCTCTGGTTTTGCATATCGATTCTAACAAACAGATTTACGGATGAAGCTCTCACTGACCGGTCAATCGCCGTAAATTGAAAGAAAGCGAGAGGCGTGTTTTGATCACCCTTGTGTCTTTTGACATAAGTAAAACTCGGCCATGCCTTAGAAAATGGGCCAATATGCCCCAATTTCTGAGTCTACCTTATATCAAATTGCACTGGGAACCTATTTGCATATTCTTTCCAATGGCTCATAATACATAAAAATAAAGCCGAGAAAATTCTATGACTCAAATTCACGCGCGCACCTGTCATATTTGCGAAGCGAATTGCGGCGTCTTGATGACAGTAGACGATGGGCAAGTGACCAAGGTTACAGGCAATCCTGATCACGTTTTATCTGAAGGTTATATTTGCCCGAAAGCTACGGCTATTCCTGATGTTCAAAATGATCCTGATCGCCTTCGGGTTCCCCTGAAAAAAACTGGCGAAGGGGAAGAGGTGCACTGGGAAGAAATTTCATGGGAACAGGCGTTCTCTGAGATTGCAGCGCGGCACCAAGAGATTGTAGCGGGGCCAAAAATCGCCTCTATTTATTTAGGCAATCCAAACGCTCATAATTATTCTAGCAGTTTTTCTATGCGCGGCCTAACAAAAGCGTGGGGCGCAAAAGGTCTTTATTCTGCATCGACGCTGGATCAACTCCCGCATATGATTTGCCAGAAATGGGTGTATGGCCATAACGCGCTTTATCCCGTGCCCGATATTGATCGCACAATGTACATGCTTTGTGTGGGCGGGAACCCTCTGGCCTCAAATGGCTCGCTCTGGACAGTGCCTAATGTTAAGAAACGAATTCAACGTCTCCAAGAACGGGGCGGGAAATTTGTTGTCGTTGATCCGCGCCATACTGAAACGGCTAAGATTTCTGACGGACATCATTTTATTAAGCCAGGAACCGATACTAATATTGAAGCGCTTTCAGAATATTGTGGCATTCCAGTTGATGATATGCGGGTTATCGCGGCAGAGCTTGGAAGTGGTCAACCGGCGATTGTTTATGGCCGTATGGGTGTTTCCGTTGTGAAACATGGTACATTAAATCACTGGCTTATTCAGCTTCTCAATATTTCAACGGGCAATGTGGACCGCGAAGGCGGCGTGATGTTTCCCGACCCTATCATTGACCCGGTCGAGCGGAGCGGAACGGGGTCTTATGGACGGTATCATCAACGCTTATCGGGCCGTCCTGAGGTTTTGGGCGAATTACCATCCGCAGAACTCGGACAAGAAATCACGACGGAGGGAGAAGGGCAGATAGGCGCATTGCTAACCCTTGCCGGAAATCCTGTTTTGTCGTCTCCGGGTGGGCGGCAATTAGATGAAGCCTTAGAGTCTCTAGATCTCATGGTGTCCATTGATATGTATATCACAGAAACCTCCCGCCATGCTGATTATATATTGCCGACATGTGGGCCGTTAGAGCGCGATCATTACCCGCTCTTTTTCACGCCTCTGGCGATACGGAATTATGCAGCTTATTCGCCAGCTCTTTTTGAAAAGACGGAGGATGTAAAAGCAGATTGGGAGATTATGGCGGATATTGAGGGCGCCATTCGTGCGGCCCAAGGCGAGAATGAACCACCTGCAAAAATAGAACCGCGCATCGTGCTCGACCAATTACTGCAAAGCTCCCCCCATAAGATTAGCCTTGCTGAAATTGAATCCCTTCCAAATGGCTATGATATGGGGCCGCTTAAGCCGCGCTTGCCAGAGCGCCTAAAAACAGATGATGGACTTATCCATTGTGCCCCTGATATGCCGTTAAAGGACCTGGCCGCTTTTAAAGCTGAGTTTAAGGTTCCTGCCAAAGATAGCTTTAGTCTTATTGGGCGGCGTCACGTGCGGTCCAATAATAGTTGGCTACATAATTCCCATCGTCTCCTTAAGGGGCCTAACCGTTGTACAGTGATGATACATCCTGCTGATGCTGCGCGTTTAGAACTGAACGACGGTGATTTGGCTGAAGTGTTTAATCATATCGGGAGGGTAGAACTGCCGGTAGAAGTCACTGAAGATATTATGCCAAGTGTCGTATCTATTCCTCATGGCTATGGTCATGGCCGCAAAGGGGTCAAGCTGTCTGTCGCGGGCGCAAACCCCGGCGTGTCGATGAATGATCTCACGGATCCAGCTAATGTTGATGATCTCTCTGGCAATGCCGTTTTAAATGCCGTGCCTGTTCAGATTAAAAAGGTGGCTTAAACGCGTTCCATCTATGACCATATCCGTTTCAGTGAATTCTAGATCGAAATGCCCATCATGAAACGAAAACTCGTTGGGTAAAGTGCTAACGGCACTTAAGCCCACCGCCATATGATCTCACCTGTATTCACGCAGAATGCCATTTGCTGAACGGTCATATTGTTCATGAATATGGCTGGGCCAGACCAATATTCTAGACAGGTTTCAAATCACCAGACTCTCGTGAACATGAAAGTTCACAAAAGAAACTATAAAATATGCAGAAACCTATTTACGAACAAAACAAGAACATGTATATAGAATGCAACTGATGAATCGTACCCCTGCGGCCTTAGACTGTAAGCTATCATTCATCCCGCCCAAACCGCTATCACTGCGCATTTGGGTCGAAGTTCGCCCGCTGCCGGAATTTTATTTTACCAAAAACTGACGACGTAAAAGCGTTGAGCATTATTTGAGTTTGCCAAAATATTGTAGAGCAGGGCGTGAAGCCGAAATATCTTCGACGCTGATTGTTGAGCATTTTCGAAACTTCCCAACCGAATACCACACATTTTCTGAGTCCCTTGATGTGTGGCTATGACCCGTCATGGCTGGTTCACTATTCTGCCCCCGGAATTCTCTCTTTTAATCAGGGGCGAGCAGACAGTGCTGGTTGTGACGGGTCGCTTTTTATACGCGGGTCTTAAATTGCTCGAAGCAGATTTCTTTTTACTTAAAATATAGGAGGCGCATATGACGCTTATTACTGATCCTGACGATCTCAATCAGGGTACTGAAATCATTTTTGATACGGCTGCCCGTACGGTCCAGCTGTTACAAGCCGGAAATCTCTCGACCGATGGTGTGACCATCCGGACGATTTATTCCTTTTCCAAAGAAGAATGGAAGATCAAGCGACCCGTGACCTTTTGCGGCGCGGTGGTTTCCTGGTGCGCAACCAGTCTGGCGATGTGACCGAGCATTGGGCTGGGATCGCAATTTTGGGCGCGGAAGCCGATGACCAAATTTACTATGATACGGGCGCGGGCGCTGTTGATTTTGTCTTTCCGGGCAATACCGCTGAAGTCGTTCAAATTATTAGCGACCCGAATGGTGATGGGGATTATGTCGACGGCTTTGATCGCTCGACCAATCTGACGGCCTATAACCGCCAACAGGGGCAACTTTATTCGGTCTCTTCAACGCAAGGCAATGGTGAAGCGAACCTCCTCGCGCCAAAACTATTCTCATTGACACTCAATACGGGCGCAGATTTGAATATCACGACGAGTGACGCGGATATTTCGGCCAATGCGCCTTATACAGCCATGTCGATTACCTTCCATGACACGGCGCAAACCCGCAATATTGGCGGCTCGGATTTCGACTTTGGTGTTATCATTGATGGCAATAACGGCACAGCCGAGCAGATTTACGAATTCATTCAGTTCCAGCTGCGCCAAAACGTCGATATCGATGATGATGCGTCGGTCTTGCTGGGCCAAGTCTCGGACGAGCTTTTGAGCTTTGTTGGGGGTGCAGGTGATGGGTCAGGCTCCCTTGAAACCCTGTCTGTTACAAACCCAGATGGTGGTGGTTCCGGTGTTTATATCGATAATTTCCAAACATCCGATACGAACCGGATCTCATTCACGGATAATACAGGAACGGCGCAAACCTTCCCATTCGTCGCGGTTACGACAATTACCTTTAACAGCAATTTGGTGAATGACCCGGACGCGATTTACCGCGTCTTCTTTACCGATGCAGATGGTAATGATTTCGGGGATACGGATGCCATTTTGGTGGCTGATAACTCGAGTTTGGACGTTGCCGGGCAGGTTTCAGGCCAATCTTCGATATCCTTCGACTTTGACTATGACGGTAATGTCCAAGGCGGGCGAGCACCTGGTGCCGAAGCCCCAATCACCGTGGTCGCTATTGGGTTGAACACGGGCCAATATGTCCGAGCCAGTGGGACAATCACGCGCTCAACAACCAATAGCGTGTCTCTGGTTGCTCCGGTCGAACGGAATTACGAAAACGCTGCCTAGTAAAGCGGTGCTGATAAATGGCTTTTCTATCATTTTTGCAGGGCCTTGGGGCCACGCATTTGTTTACGCTTTCTAACGAGGGCACGAATCATTCGTTTCTGACCCGTGTTGTTATGGGGCCACCCACTGCCTCAGATCAACGAACAACGCATCGAACTCCGTTGACGCGGCGAGACTTGATAACAGAAGAGATATAAATAACGGCTCAGGCGGAAATAACACGTCGTCATTTAACTATGTCTCGGGGAAGAGAACCCTGATGCTTTGGTCCCGACAACTCGAAATATGGAATCCAACCGTTATTTATGAACAAGGTGGAGGTACAAACAACTTTGCATTCATGGGGGGCGCTCAAACGACCTTTCAGGCCGCCGATGCAGGGCAACCTTTCCTTATCGCTGCCGCGCGCACCTTAGCTCAAGCCAATCGAAATAAACTCCTTATCGGCGTTTGGGAACACCACTCGGAGCATTCTGGGTCTGGCAACAGAATATTGTTTTATGAAAATGGGGTGTTGCAGGAAATTGTCGAAGATAATGGGACGGCAAACTTTCCTAGTCACACAGGCGATGCCACTATCGGAAATAGCGCTGAAAGCCTTAGGAGCGACCCGAAATATTCATTGGTCCTGATACAGTTGCAAATCAGCAAGCCACGCTACTTGCTTTATCTGGTAATATATATGAGGGCGTAAATTGCGCGATCCAGATTATTCAAGCGACGGATGCTACTGATTATACGCTTGATTTGGACCATATCCAATTTGCGCAAAATTCAAATCTCAGAGATATAGCTGTCAGCTATGTGGGGCCGAATACACTTACGCTGACAAATCTAAACGGGTCTAATGCGGTGGAGGTCTCCACGCCAGCAGAAGTCGATGTGGATGGCACGCTTGTCTATCTGGGCGGCGGCGCGATCAACATTGTGGATTTTTCAGTCCTGACATTAATTGATTTGAAGGTCGGAACCGAAGTTAGAATTTATGACGAATTTGGGACCGAATTGGACGGCGTTGAGTCATCAGGAACATCTTTCTCTACGGAGGTTGATGTAGATCAGGTCAATATTGTCATCCACGCTCTTGGGTTCTTAAATATTCGATTGAGACATGTTGATACGACGGGAGATGTCACCTTGCCTATTCAACAGGTTTTGGACCGCCAATATAGGAACGACTAATGTTGAGCATTGATGGTCCGAACAGGACGATTAGCCTTGATCCAAATATTAGAAATTATACCGCATCCTTCCTCTATTCGCGGTGGAAAGAATGGGTTCAATCTATTGATAATGCTAAATATTTAGAAGCTTTTCGGATTGTTGGCGGTGATGATCTGGGGGGCGGTGCGCGATCACCGGCCTTTATCTTTGTCCGCAATGATTATGGCTGGCGCATTCAAAAACCAGACTCAAATGCCGAGTTTCGCATCACCGGAAATCTTCTGGGCCATGATCCCGATCTGGATACATTATCGGAACCAGATGGTGACTTCTCTCCAACCATCCGGATCCTGCAAAATAATGTGACACAAAATATCACTCAACTGGCGACAGCGACCGGAAGTTGTTTACATTTCGAAGTCCACGAAGCGGAATATATTGCGCCGCAAAGATTGGAGCTTTCATGGGTTCAAACGGCCTATCATGCCGAACTGGCTGATGCGTCACTGGAAGCTGATCTGAGCGATATATTTGACGTTGCCTTAGTGGAGCCCAAGCTGAATTTGGAGGCTATATGTCCTTGCTAATTAAACGCGCTATGGGTGACACAACCCCGATCAAGATCCGCTGGACGGGTGATGTCGATCTGTCATCTGTCACGGATATCGAAATGCGCCTCTATGACAGTAGCTCAAACAAATTGTTTTGATGATCGGGGATGAAACCAAGCCCATGGCTGACCTCGGAAAATGGATTAATACTTAATGACAAAATCAACCAAACCTGAGCCAAAAAAAGGTGAGTTTGTAAAACTGGTTCCAAAACCTAAAAAACCCAAACCCGGCAAGACGGACCTCTTCACATTGGAAGAAGCCATTGATGATCTCGAAGAAGATCGCCAAATGGCGAGATCAGCTGGGCAAAGCTCGGCTGCAATTTCAGCGACGATGCATAAGGCGAAACTTGTCGGTCTGACGCGGGACCGCCCATCCGATGGGGACGCCGACGCGACACGTCAGACGATATATGAACTTCCAGATAATGGTCGCTCAAATGACTGCAAAGGTGATCAATAAGATCATTCGGCCTCAACCAGGACCGCAAGAAGCCTTTCTCGCCAGTCCTGCCGATATCGCCATTTATGGCGGAGCCGCAGGCGGTGGTAAAAGCTGGGCGATTCTGGCCGAATGTACCAGACATTTAGACAATCCGAATTTCGGGGCGCAAATTTTTCGCCGTACAACGGGGCAAATCTTTAATGAAGGCGGGCTCTGGGATGAGGCGGGACCTCTATTTCGCCCACTTGGCGGAAAATCCAGCAAGGCGACAGGGCGCGGCATTTGGAGTTTTCCATCTGGCGCCAAAGTTACCTTTAGCCATCTACAACATGACAAGACCGTCTATAATTATCAGGGCGCGCAAATCCCGCTGATCATCTTTGACGAACTGACCCATTTTAGCGCCAAACAATTTTGGTATCTGGTCAGCCGTAACCGCTCTATGTGTGGGGTGCGGCCCTATATTCGGGCGACGACCAATCCGGATGCCGATAGCTGGGTCGCCGATTTTATCAGCTGGTGGATCAATACAAAATCCGACCTGCCTATTTCGGGTCGCTCGGGTCAATTGCGCTGGTTTGTCCGGGTCGGAGATATTGTCCATTGGGCCAGTGATCCCCAAGCGCTTGCCAAGCATAAAGACGCGCAAGGCAAGCCCATCCCGCCGAAATCGGTGACATTCATCGCGTCGAAACTAACGGATAATCAGAAACTGCTCAAAGCCGATCCCGGCTATATGGCCTCCCTAATGGCTTTACCGACAGTCGAGCGCGAGCGCCTCTTGGGCGGGAACTGGAATATCCGCCCCGCCGCCGGACTTTATTTTCAACGCGCCTGGTGTGAGCTGGTCGATGCGGCCCCCGCAGGTTTGCAAATCGTGCGGGGCTGGGACCTCGCGGCCACCCGCAAAACAGAAACCAATGATCCGGATTTTACATCTGGAACTAAAGTTGGCCGGGCATCCAATGGGTTGTTTTACGTCCTGTTTTACGTCCTGGATAATCGGCACGCCCAGATCGGCCCTATGGAGGTCATGAATATGATCAAAAATACCGCTATTGAGGACGGCCTCACAACACGGATCCAGCTTGCGCAAGATCCGGGAAGTGCTGGCAAAGCCCAGATCATCGATATGACCCGCATGTTAGCGGGCTATGACGTCCGCTCTGCGCCCGTGACAGGGGACAAGATCACACGGTTTAATCCCTTCTCGGCACAGGCCGAAGTGGGTAATGTCAAAGTCCTACGGGGGCGATGGAATGAAGCCTGGTTCTGCAGTCTGGAGGGGTTTCCCGAAGCCGCCCATGATGATGATGTCGATAGTACCTCTGAAGCGTTTAATGCGCTGTTGGATCGCGGCTATGACCTCATCTCGGCCATGGGACGATAGGGTAAAGCCATGAGCTTGAAACCCAAAGTACGCGTCAAGGCTATGTCAGATAGCCTGCCACGTTTTGCCAATCATGTTCAAAGCAGCGGCTATGTGAACCAGGTCTCTGGTCTGGGCACGGGGCGCGATAAAGGCGCGCAAGGTGCATTCTCCCATGGCTCGCTGGATGTCTATCAAATCGATGCGGCTTATCGCTCGAGCTGGCTTGCACGCAAAGGTGTCGATACGCCGGCGCTCGATATGTTGCGGCAAGGCTGGAATTGGGGGCTTGGGCTGGAGGATGAACAGCGCTTGTCAAAGGAATGGAAACGCCTTGATGGGGATCGCCATAATCGACAAGCCCTAATCTGGTCACGCCTACATGGCGGCGCCGCCATCTATATCGGGACAGAAGATCAGGACCTAAGCCACCCGCATTCGGGACACCGCGCCATTACCAAATTGCCTCATCCTCGACCTCGGGCATGGCGATCCATCATTCCCGCATTATCCGCTATATCGGGCTGGACCGTCCTGGCTTTATCGGGACGCTGACGGAATTCTGGGGCGATAGCGTGTTAGAACCCGTCTTCCAGACCTTGCTCGATTTCGCCGCCGGCCAAAGATCAATCGCCAATATATTACAAGAAGCCAGCCTGGATGTCTGGTCTATGCAAGGTTTCATGCAAGGCCTGGCTGCCAATGCCGCCTATGAAGAAGCCCTCAAAGACCGCGTTCGCATCGCCATGGAAATGAAATCCCTGCTCAATGCGCTGATCCTCGACTCGGAAGATAATTACGACAAAAAACCCGCCAATTTTGCCGGGCTCGATAAAATCGGCATGATGCACCTAAAACTCGTCGCCGCCGGTTTCGGCATGCCCATTACCAAATTCCTCGGCCATGCCCCGCAAGGCCTCAATGCGACAGGCGAGGGCGATGAGCGCAATTATTATGATATGATCTCCTCGCTTCAGGAAAACACGTTGCGGCCTTGTCTTGAAAAGCTCTATGGCGTTATAAAACCCTCTGCTGGAGTTGAGCATAATAAGGGAAATCTCAGCTTTAATCCGCTTCGTCAAATGTCCGAAAAGGATCGCGCCGATATCGAGAAGACTAAGGCCGAAACGCTAGATATCCATGCGCGGAGTGGCGTCATGCCGAAAGCGGTACAGGCTAGGGCTATTCGTGAGGTTATGGATTGCGGGGACGATGTTTGGGGTAGGGAGGAGGGAAAGTAAAAATTTTTGGTAGTGTCTCAGTTTGAAATCGAGCCGTAATCTAAAGTGTAATAAATATCGTCTTGTAGTTGCGACTCGCACTGATACATAGGTCCTCTTTCGCGAAAGGCCTTTAAAAAAACATATTCGTAACTACATAGAAGTCGTTGCGATAATGCAACAAATGACTTTAAAGCACGTTTTGTCGCGTAATCGTGTAGTAATTTGTGATTGACGCGGGTGCACCAAGTCGTGTTAAGAGCAAACAACAACAGACGGTAGAGCGGAGTGCTGTGTAGTTGGTTAATCGGTCGTTAAGGGCGCTTTAACGGTAAACTCACCTCTTTTACTCATCCTACCGTCATCTAAAATGTGCTATAAGATGGCGATTTTGCCGTTTTGGCATAATATTTGGAGGCTAAATGCCTAAAGGACCATAAGGTCAAAAACGACCCGCAAATGCCGTTTCGGCAGCTGTAATGGTCGCAAAAATAGCTACTGGCGAGATCGAGGAAACTTGGTCGGGTGGTAGACGCGCATCTGGTATCGCAGGTGCAAAGGCGAGAGTGGAGGCCTTAACTGCCGCTGAACGTAAACGGATTGCCACAGCTGCGGCTGAGGCTAGATGGAGATAACATGAGCACAATTATAGACCGTGTCGCACGTGACATGTTCGAAGGCGATAGAATCGTGCGCGACATTAAATTCTGCTACAGAGCGGGGTCATCGGCATATCAGTTGGCTGATTATCGTAGCCGAGCAATAGCTCAAATTCGAGGTAATCAATCCGTTGAGAATACAGAGCTAGACTCCGACTTAATGGCATAGCCATTACTTGACAAATCATTCCATGAGAAGCATCGCCTTCTCATGGAATTTAAAGACTTATACAATCTATCAGAAACTTGGATTGCAGGCCGCATAGCCGACGAAAGCAAGACAGTTGCAGCCCCCATTATTCATCTTAAACGAGAGCTTATCGCCAAGGTAGGCTGGATAGAAGATATCAATTTTTGGCCTGTTAAATGCATCGAAGGCGACCCGCTAGCTCATTATGAACTGCACGGAAACCGACAGTCTAGATGGGATGATGATGACGCTTGGGTTGTTCTAATTGCTTACGACGCTGCATTGTCTGAGGATAATGAAAATGATAATGAACGGTTCGTATGGGCAAAAGAATTAATGCACATCTTTGATACAGAAGACGGTCAAGTTGATGATGCCGTCAAGTTTGGATCACTTCTTTACCAGATAGAGATGCAGCCACCCCCAGAAGAAAGAACTGAAGTTTATTGGGCTGAAAACGCAGCCTTATGGAAAGCATTGCTGATACTTTGTCCAAAAAAATATAGGGACGAGCAAAAAGCAAAATATGAAAACGGCGACATTAGTGAATATGACGTCGCTGCATATTTCAGGATACCCAGTAAAAAATTTCAGTGTAAAATAGGCGTGAACAAGCTGCCCATGCATAAACGCACAATGATTATCAGCCTTCTGGTTGAAGGCATGTCCATCACCAAATTCCTCGGCCATGCGCCTCAATGCGACAGGCGAGGGCGATGAACGCAATTATTACGACATGATCTCCTCGCTTCAAGAAAACACATTACGTCCTTGTCTTGAAAAGCTCTATGGCGTCATAAGACCGTCTGCTGGGATTGAATATGAGAAAGGCCAGCTCACCTTCAATCCTTTACGTCTAATGTCCGAAAAAGACCGCGCCGACATCGACAAAACAAAGGCCGAAACGCTAGATATCCAGGCGCGGAGTGGTGTGATGCCGAAAGAGGTGCAGGCAAGGGCTATTCGTGCGGCAATGGATTGTGGTGAGGATGTTTGGGATAATGTGGAAATGATATGGGTTTGAGCCGTAATTAAGTCGAGCTTAGTTCCGATTGAAAAATATACGGTCATACCTACATATTCATAATGAAAAAATGTCTTGCCATCCTCATTTCACTACTCGCCTTGCTAGGTTCAGTACAATTTGCATATGGTTGTTCAACACATAGGTCTTTGAGTAAAATTGATCTCGCATTCGCAGATTTAGTATTTGATGGAAAAATAATTGATGTAAAAAATGGCGTCCATGTCTTTGAAATAAAAAATATTGTTGAGGGTGAGTTTTCGGAGAGAAATATTGAAGTCGGGATGGTCCACAGTTGGGTTTATAGAACGCCCAAAACAGTCGAAGATTTCATCGACAGACATGGTCTCTTTGTTAGAGTGGGCGTATCTACCCTGCATATAGCTGAAAAATTCTGTAAGGTGAGTGAGGATGATTTGATGATAACAGCTCGGTCCTGCTCAGAAGTTGTGCTGAGTACGGTCGTAGTTAACCAAAAGCCTATTATCGTCGGAGAACCTTGTACTGGCCCATACATTGTACCCGCGGGCATATTAGAAAAATCACGCATATATGCCGAAAAATACAAGAAATTCGAAGACAAACTTATAGAAGAGCGTCCGGATGAGGAGAGGACTCTTGCCTTATATGACAAAATTGTTGGTGATCTTTCACCTATAGATACGGAGTCATATATATATCGGCAATTAGAGGAAAGCCGTGCAAGAGATGAAAGATACGTCACGGATAGCCGAGACAGAGCATCGGCAGAAATAAGACATAAAAGGCGTGTTGTTTCTACCCTCAGTGGCGCATTAGGATTTTCAAGCTCTTTTGTTCCAAACCGAATAGGGTCGGGTGATTATGAAAATCAGGCGGTTGAACTATTTCGTGAAAATCCAGATTGGTTCATGGAAGGTGGCGAAAAATTTGAATCTGACAAAGCGCTTCTAAGTTTTCTGGGAGTAGATTTTTCCAGTATAAATAAAATGCCGCGGAAAATCGGTAGTTTTTATATTTATCAGAGTTTATTGGGACGAGAATTTTCGAATACAACTGAAACGCTAGAAGAGACTAGTAGCTTTGGTGGATCTAAAAAATATTTAAAACCGTTCATTTATGATGATCGCGACATTGAGCTGCTTGCTCATTCAGTCAGGCAAATAAAGCGATTTATCGAAATTGACCCATCATTTGCGGATCGATTGTTAGTGGTTGACCGGGAACCATCATTCTGGTCGAAAATCCGTGATTGGAGGCCTTGGTAGATCTAAAGAAAGCCATGCGAACCGTCACAACTCACTCCTTTTTATTTTGCACTATTCTCAAAAACATGGCGTAACACTCTAATGGGACCATTATTGATAATTGCTATTTTTTTAGGGGCGCTGATTTATTTTCTGTCCGTTGCCACAAAAATCCCGTCTGTCGTGTTGGTGTCCGAAACCGAAAATACTGCCTTGTCTAACGTCGAGACTGTAAGTTTGGCAGAGCAATTAATACAATTGGACGCGATTGGCCTCAGAACCAATCGGGGCGTCACCATAGATGATTTTTTGAATTCATTTTCGGAAGAAGCCTTTCAATCTCGATCCTATGATCTGGTCCTTTATATGTTGGGAATACAAACGGAGAAAGCACCATTGGGGCGTTTTATCAGTGATGTGGCGTGGAATTTTGATCTTGAAGCGATCTATGGCGACGGAAGCTATATTGAGATCGTAGAAGGCTTTCTTCGAATTTCGGGAGATAGGACGCGGTTTAAAAATATTTCAGACGCGGTATCTCATGAAACAGGGAGAGCTAAATTAAGTTATCAAGTTCCAGAAAGAGGCTTGATCGAATATACACCAAAAGTGAATGCGGATTGGGCGGATCAAGGCGTCGTATTGCAAATCGCAAGAGACATTGAAAAAAGTTATAAATCGGAGAAACGTTTTTTTTATAAAGATAACGGTCAAGCCATTGTTCTTTTCTTTTTGACATATGATCAAAGAGACAGATTGACCGAACTCGGTGCCGAAGAATTACAGGAATTTAGATAATTTTGACAGGGCGCAAAATGACCAGTCTTTGATTGATCACGGTATAGGATAAGTCCAAAGCTATTTCTCACCTCGGTTTTTCCATTCCGATTTCTCTTTGGGTTCAGGGGCGTATTTCCCATTCACGCAGTTGGATTTTGCGGCGAGGTGAACGGAGCTGTCTTCTCTTGGAACACTATGGCAAGATTTTTCTGCCTCTTCGTCATAATAGGACTGAAGGATAGAGGCGCAGCCTGACAAAGATATTGATGCTGTGATGATGAGAGCTAGGGTTCGTTTTTTCATGGGTCTTGAATATCCTCGAAGACGTTAAAATCAATTGAAATTACTTAGACTTTCAAGAATTTAATTTAAGCCTCATTTTTGAAAATATTTGATACAAAATTTTTAACTCCAATCCACGTCATTTTGAGCCTTGTGCCCGAAATCTCTCGGATGGTTCGAGATTAACCTGAGCTGCAATCGGTAAAATATGCTGACATCCAGGAGGTCCTAGGGACAGGCCCTAGGGCGACGGCCTTTACTTCCCCACACCCCAAAAAAGGAGATGCCCATGCGTTTGCGTGATGCTTTGACTTGTGATGCCCATCAATTGACTCGTACGTCTGACGGTTACCTGGCGGGGCCGGCGCGGATTGCGCGGGCGGGGAATGTGCAGCAATATTTGGGGCGTGAGCTGGGCTTGAGCGGGGATGAGGCTGAGCAGAGCTTTGGCGTCTATCGTGACCCGGATGTTGTTTTTAACAAGCAATCCATGCTGACGCTGGCGGGGCGACCTGTCACGATTAATCATCCGGATGAGCCCGTCACAGCCGAGAACCATAAGGTGCTCTCTGTCGGCCATATTGGCGGTAAGGTTGCGCGGGACGGCGAGCATATTATCGCGCAAATGGTGATTACCGATGCGGATGCTGTGGAGCTCGCCGAAAATGGCCATCGCTGGCTCTCGGCGGGTTATCTGGTCGATACCATGGCGGCCGAGGGCGTGGCGCCCGACGGGACACCCTATCAATTCAAACAATGCGGCAAGGTCACATTTAATCACGTGGCGCTTTTGACCGATGAGCGGCCCCGCGCCGGCAATACGAGATTTGGCGACTGCATCAAAAGCAGTGGGCTAAATTACGGCGGGACAGACCGCGCGCAATTGTGGGGCGCTTCTCTCACACACCACCAAAATGGAGGTTCGGTTATGACCGACAAAACCCAAACCTTTGTGCGCGACGGACTCTCGGTAGATATGCCGGGTAGTGCCTTACAGCTGGTTCAAAAGCTGTTTGCTGACGCGGACAAAAAACATGACGACATGAAGGCCAAATATGATGCCCTGAAAAAGGACATTGCCGAAAAACAGGGCAAATTAGACGCGCTTCAGGTCGATATGGAAAATCTCAAGGCCAATGCGCCGACAGATGAAGATCTGGATCAACGCGCCAATGAACGCGCCCGGATCAAACAAGATGCCAAAGCCGTTCTTGGCGATGGCTTTAGCCTTGATGGCCTGTCCAATGAGGACATTAAAAAAGCCGTTGTCGATAAAATGCTAGGCGATCAGGCCAAGTCCATCCTGGACGGCTATGAGGATGATGAGCAGCGTAAAGCCTATATTGAAGGCGCTTATGGCCTGGCCATTCGCGACACAAACCTCACCCCGAAAACAGACCCGTTTCGCAACTCGATCAAGGACGGTGTGAGATCGATCCATGATGCAGATGCGCTGTGGGACTCTGTTTTGAAAACACAAAAGGAGGTCGCCCATGGTTGATCAAAGAGAAGGCTATCACAGCCATGAATTTATTATGTCCGAAGCAAACGGCACACGGTCCCGCCTGGTGGGCGTGGTAACCGCATCAGAAGGCGGGCTAGAGGCCGGCACGATATTGGGTCGCCAGACTAGTGACGGGACTTATGTCGCCCTTGATATGGGCGCATCAGACGGGTCGGAAATCGTCTCAGGCATTTTGCTCAATCCTGCGCCTGAGGGCACAACCGGTAATGTCATTTTTGCGCGCGACGGCGAAGTCGCCTTAGACGCGCTGACCTATCCGAGCGGTGCTAGCGAGTCCGTCATTTCAACCATTAATAGCGCGCTGGACGGGCTGGGCATTTTTGTCCTGACCTCTGGTCGCGACGTCACATAGGGAGGGCCTGACACATGGCATCTATGGATATATTCAATAATTCGGCGTTCTCCATGACGTCGCTCACCACGGCGGTGAATAAAAAGCCTTACAAGCCGCAACTCCTTGGCAGTCTCGGGATTTTTACGCCTAAACCGTCTCGCACACGCGATATTTGGGTAGAGCGTAAAAATGGTCGCTTGCATATTGTTCCGACATCGGATGTTGGCGCACCAGCCACAAAGCGTATCGTGGACAAAAGAGACGGCACGTCGTTCCGCACGGTCCGGATTGCACCGGGCTCACGGGTCTCGGCCGAAGAGGTTCAGGGCATTCGCGGTTTTGGATCCGAGAGCGAGCTGAAATCTGTTGCAACCGAAGTCAGTGACCGGATGGATGATCTGCTCAGCGATCTGGAACTCACCGAAGAACATCACCGCCTCGGCGCGATTAATGGTGTCTTGCTGGATGCGGATGGGACCACGGTCATCGAGGATTTCTATGATCGGTTCGGCATTTCCAAGCCAAGCGCTGTTGATTTCGCCTTCTCATCTGA